CGCATAGAATGCATGCTCACGGATTATGGTGCTCTCTATGACAAACTGCCCATCTCTGCCTATGTGTGGCAGCCAGTGGATCCAGCAATGATGCTGGATCTTGATCACCTGCAGATCTGGGACTGCTTGGGCTACAACATGGCCGTGATAGAAAAGTCCAATCTCCGAGGATTAAAAGTCAAATACTATGGCAAGGATCGATTGTTCCATTTTGGTCAATACTTGTTCACCGTGGATTTCGCCGAACCAGATCCCAACTGCCTGGATGTGACATTCACAGAAGGTGTGCAGGAACACAAGAGCTACAACTTCATACGCCTGGACAATGGCCAGTTTGCTTGCCAACCCAACAATCGCTGCCTTTGGTATGACGTAAGCCTGGTACCGGCAGTGCTGAAGACTCCGGATTTCCGTATACCCACAGAAACTTATTCGGTGGAAAACAAGGCCAAATGGACAGCAGGTGGTGACGCCAGTTGGTTCTATCGTGGTACGGATACCGATTGACCAGGAAGAACATATTTGCAATCTATACATTAGTGTGCTACAATTAATCAATGAGCGACCGACAAGAAACCTACATCTATGAAAGCCCCGATGGTGGCGACACTGTGTATCGGCGGCGTTTTGGTGATACACAGCGTGAATTACACAGCATCAGTGATAAAAAAAGATCTCTGATAGATAATTTAATCAAAGACAAACTCTGGAGAGATATCCATCGGGCTGCCCAATCCGATCCAGTGCTCAAAGACATGTTGGAAAGAGTTGAAGTGTATCACAGATTAAAGGATTCGCCTTAGGACCGTTAGACCTACGGTGAGTGGGCGGCTGCTGCCCCAGGCTCTGGATTCGCTACCCTTGGGCCGGAAGTGAGCATACATAATGTCATGAGTCGTTACATCATGCCAGATCCAATTTTTGGAAAACCCAAATTTCCACTATGGTGGGCAGAGATCAATTGGCTAGAAAAACTACCAAAAAACACTTTTTTTTTCCTGTGGGCAAATGCCCCCGGAAATAACAGTATCAATCTCCCCCAGGGACACCCATTATATGTGATAACTTTCCATCAAGAAAGATTGGATCATGACTGGATATTGGAACAATCTGCTAGGATTGATGCACCAATCTTGATCTTGAATGATGGATCATGTTATGATCTTCCTTTGCCGGATCATGTGCAATTCTACAACTACTATAGTTGGCATCACCACATAGATCAGATCATTCAATGGTTTCCAACAAAACAACCTAGACAGATCAAATACAAAATCAGCAACATTTGCAACCGCATCACCCAATCAAAAATGATGATATTTACAGCTCTGATGGAACATCATAATCACACTGACCTTTTGATCAAACTCGGAAATTGGTTAGAAGAAAAGAATGTGCATTCATGGCAACCCACAGGAGTCAAGGAACTTGATGAAATCACAGATGTGTTTAGAGAAAAATATCTTGGTAGAACTATAATGGTGGACGATTTCTGTAATGATGTTGACAACATTCAAAGTATCAACAGTAATCCATGGCAGCCATTTTATACACAATCTGCTTTGCACTTCGTAAGTGAAAGTTATCATTACAGTTTTATGCACACGGATAGAGGTGCGTTCACTTGCCCAGGTCCACAATATTCAGAAAAACTTTACAAGTGTCTCATTGCAGGAACTCCATTTATCCCGGTGGGGCAATTTCAATCTTACAAGTTTTTGCGAAGTCTGGGACTAAAATTTAACTATGGAGACCTAGATCTCTCTTGGGACGACGATCCTGGCAATCTCACGAGATTACAAGGGATAATTCGTTTGATAAAAGATCTTAAGAATTACACTACAAGTGATATCGTAGAAATGACACAGCACAGCACTGATCATAACATTGAAATGATTTGGTCAGGCGAATTTTATCGTAGATGCCAAGATCATAATAGCACAGTGAGGGATCACATATTGGAGAAATTCGCATCTTGAAGAAACTTTTTATCTGTGGCGACAGTTTTGCTGTTGCTGACGCTGAGTCCAGTGTTGTTCCGTGGTTTGAAATACTTGGAAAAAAAATTTCCCCCACATGGTCAGTGACAAACAACTCGATCGTGTGTGCAAGTAATCTACATATCAGACTACAGATACAGTCTGCTATTGATCAAAAAGCAGATTTTGTGATTTTCCTATCTACTTCAAGCACTCGCGGTGAAGGCAGACTGGATGATCTCAAGATCACTGGAAAAAATTTGCTCAATAGATTTGTCAACATCGGAAAAAAAACCACAGGAGAAGAAGAGTTTGGTTGTTATTCATATAACAGTTTGGATGAGACCTGTGTATTTGATGCAGAAAAAATAAATGCAATAAGACAATTCCGCCACAAAATTTTTGATCTAGAATTATCCACTCTCAACAATCAGTTTATCATTGAGAGCAGTTTGTATGCTTTAAAAAGTAGCAACATTGCTTTTATTTTTGATCAAGGTGGTTTTGAAAATCCCAAATTTTCAGGATTTAAAAAGGATTATTTCAAAGAGTTTGACACATTTCGGAGCCAGATCAATCTCTGGTCTCTGGTTGGTTATCCCATGGGTCATAGACCATACTTTCATATAATTGATCAGTCAACACACGCACTCATAGCAGAATATTATTTTACCAAAATACAAAATTGTGGTTAGAAACGCTTGTTTAAATATATAAATTACAGTACACTAAAACACCCTTAAGGAGATCGCATTGGATACCAAAACTTTTAGTGCAGAACAAAAACTTAAACTTACCCAGATCATCAACGAAGGCATGCAAGTCATGCACGAAATCGAAACTCTAAATGGTGGACTTTCGGACACAATCAAGGCCGTGGCCGAAGAACTTGAGATCAAACCTAACATCCTTAAAAAGGCCATCCGTATCGCACACAAGGCAGAATTTGGCAAAGAGCAACAGGATCACGAATTGCTAGAAACTATTTTGACCACCGTGGGCAAAACACTTTAATGTATAGTGTGTACCAGCACTGGGATCCATTACAAGTTGCCTTGGTTGGACGCACATATCCTCCGGAGTTTTATTCTTGGATTGATAACTCAGATACTCGCCAACGGTTTGAAAAATTGGCACAAGAAACCGAAGACGACTATCAAAATCTAATTTCTTTACTGGAAAAAAAATTCCAGGTACGTGTTATGCGTCCAGAGTTTCCAGAAGATTTAACAAGTTTGTATATCAATAACAAATGGGTCCAACCTCCCACTGCTCCAAGAGATTATTTCTTGATGATCCAAGATAAATTTTGGATTCCCAAGGTGCCCAATGGAAGTCATGCTTGGAGTGTGTTTTACAGACAGAACAAACAGTCTTGGTGGCCAGACTATGTAAGACCCAATGATTTTTATGAAGCATGGCCTGAATATGCTGAAGAAATAAAACTAAAGTTTCAAAAGTTCAATTTCGCAGATCAACAACATTTAGATGCCAAATTAGATTTTTATAATCACATTTACACAGACATTGAATCCCAGGGTAATGACATTGTTTATACTGAATTAGATTTCATCAATGGATGCTTTGTCAGTCGTATCGGTCATGATTTATATTTTGCAACACAAACATACCATGATGACAAGCAAGCCATATTAAATCAAGTCAATCAGTTATTTCCGGATACCCGCAATCATGTGGTCAATGCAGGAGGACATGGTGATGCTGTATATTGTCCGGTATCGCCAGGACTAATTATAAGTTTGAATGATGTGCCTACATATGCAGATACTTTTCCTGGATGGGAAGTAGTGTATCTACCACCCAGCAATTATGCACACATTCGTGAATTTGAATTTTCAATGAAACGCAATAAGGGGCGATGGTTCATGCCAGGTTTTGAACAAGACCACAATCTTGTACAAATGGTTGATCACTATTTCAACGAATGGGTTGGACAAGTAAGCGAAACTGTGTTTGATGTCAATATTCTCATCGTGGATCCAAAAAATATCATAGTGTCGGCTCACAATGATCGAGTCGAATCTGCCTGTGCTCGTCATGGCATCGAAGTACATGTTGTTCCTTTTAGACACAAATATTTTTGGGATTGTGGCATACACTGTATTACAAATGATCTAAGTCGTGCCGGTAACCAACAATCTTTTTTTTAGTTTAACACATGTTTAATCATCAGGTCGTCAATGAGTGCATTACTTTTCTCAATGATCCCAGCAGGAATCAATGGTATCGAGAAAAACTAAAAAGCATGGTCAAAGACCGCGTGGTGTTTGAAATTGGATGCGGTGCCGGCATTTTAGCATCATATGCATTGGAATTTGGAGCAAAGCATTATTACGGAATTGATATTAAATCTAACCGAGCAAAGTTTACCTCATCTTTGCTCAAAGATCTTGGTTATGGAAACAAATCAACTGTTTGGTGTGCTGATTTTACACACTTAAAATCAATGGATATTCCGCATGATGTTGATATTTTATTGTGTGAGCAAGTTGCAAGTCAATTCCAAAGTAATCTTACAATCAAACAATTTTGGATCCACGCTGCACAGATTTTTACACGGCCTTTTATGTCATTGCCAGATCAATGGGCCATTGATGCCCACATCTATCTCGGTGAAATGTCAAGTTCACTTCCAGAACACCAGCCCAGATTGCTTCTCGATGATCCTCTTTTGCCCACTGGATATTATCAGGCTTTACAAAATACCTGTTTCATACAACCACGACAAACCATAAAAAATGCATTCAAAATCACTCCTGATGATTGTCATAAAGATCCAGAATTTGTGTTAGATCTTAGAAATTATGCATCTGCTACTGTGGTATTGTCTGATCATATCAGTTATCAAAATCATGTTTGTATTTCAAGCAGTGCTACTACAGACTGGCCACCGCCAATAAAAATTCTAGTCAATGATGCCAATGCATTGATTAAGTTTTCATGGGATTGCGATGATCAGTTTTTACCAGATTATCGTCAAGGATTTTGGACTAGCCGACCATGTTGAATGACTTAAATCAGGATCAAATTAACTCAAACCATCCAAGTTTAACATGGACAAACTCTGTGATCGAGAGTGTGACCAATCTGCTTGTACAACATCATTGGAAACAAACAATGTCTAATAAAATTGATCATGCTTGTTTTACGAAAGATAGACAGATAATTGAAATTAATTTAACTCATTTACCTGACGATTCGCATATCAATGACAACATAGTTTACATCAGTGACTGTGTGGTTTATCGCCAACAATGGCAAGTTGTAGATCTTTGGCCCGAGGTATTTGGCGTATATCAACATGATTTCGTCTACGACACTATTTTACCTGACAAATTGTTTGCCTGTTTTATTCATCGAGGATGTTCGTTTCGCCAATCCTGGTTGTATCAATTTATTAAACACAACATACTCGATTCTGGTTATGTGACTTATTGGTGCGAAGATCGTATAAATGGTATGCCTCCAGATCAGTATTTTGAAATATTATTTCAAGAAAATAATTTACTTTTCAAAGAACAACATCAGCATTTGCTCGGAAAGATACCATTTAAAAACTTTGATTTTCCTATAGAACATGCTATACTAAAGTCTGGAAAAAATTTAATAATTGAAACTTTCCAAGATTCAGTAGACTGTGTAGCTTACAGCGAAAAAACTTGGAGATCTATTCAACTACCCAGACCGTGGTTGTTGTTTGGACCGATGTATTCAGTCAGACATTTAAGACAGTGGGGATTTGATGTATTCGATGATTATATAGATCATAGTTATGACAATGAAACAAGTTCAATCACACGACAATCGATGATACTAGAACAATTAAAAATGCCAATTATTTACAATGAAGAAATTTTAAAAAACTTTGAATCCAGAGTTCAGCACAATCGTGATTTATTAAAAAAATTAGCACAGGCATGGCCAAGTAAATTAAAAAATACGCTGAATACTTTGATCAATATAAGTAGTATCGAATCGTCCACTTCACGGGCATGAATCACGGCTTACCGGCCAAAAACGGAGATAAATGAGTTATATTGATGCATTATTTGATCGCGAACACGATCGAATACACATAGTGGGTCGCCGCGATGGTGTTCGCTATTACGAGGAACATCCTGCCAACTATGTTTTTTACTATGACGACGCCCGCGGCAAGTTCCGGTCGATCTATGGCACGCCAGTGGCACGGTTTTCCACACGCAACTCGAAAGAATTTCGCAGAGAAATGGCCATCAACAAAGGCAAGAATCTCTACGAGGCAGACATCAATCCTATATTCCGTTGCCTGGAAGAAAACTACAAAGGCCAAGATGCACCAAGACTGAACACAGCGTTCTTTGACATCGAAGTGGACTTTGATCCTGAGCGTGGATTTAGCCGGCCTGAAGATCCGTTCAATGCCATCACTGCCATATCTGTGTACATGGACTGGTTGGACCAACTGGTCACATTGGTAAAACCACCTCGGCACATGAGCATGGAAACCGCCGAGGAGATCGCTGCGGAATTCCCTAATACCTTTGTATTTGAACAAGAAGCAGAACTCTTGAGCACGTTCCTCAACATCATCCAAGATGCTGACGTGCTTAGTGGTTGGAACTCTGAGGGCTATGACATACCCTACACCGTGATGCGGGTGACACGAATACTCAGCAAGGATGACACACGCAAGTTCTGCCTGTGGGATCAGTTGCCCAAGCAAAGGACCTTTGAAAGATTTGGTGCAGAGAATCTCACATTCGATCTTGTGGGTCGTGTGCATTTAGACTACATGCAACTCTACAGGAAATACACCTATGAAGAGCGGCACAGTTACAGCCTGGATGCTATCCTAGAGTACGAGGAACTGGGATCTAAGACCAAGTTCGAAGGCACCCTGGATCAACTGTACAATCAAAACTTCAAGACATTCATTGAATACAATCGACAGGATGTGAATGGTCTGGCACAGATCGATCGCAAACTGAGATTCCTGGATCTGGCCAATACCTTGGCACATGAAAATACTGTGCTGTTGCCCACTACCATGGGGGCAGTGGCAGTCACCGAGCAGGCCATCATCAACGAAGCACATGAGCGTGGTATGGTGGTACCCTGCCGCCGAGAACGGCTCACTGATGAAGAAACGCAGGCCGCGGGTGCCTACGTGGCCTATCCCAAGAAAGGCATGCATGACTGGGTGGGTTCGATAGACATCAACAGTTTATATCCGTCATGCATTCGTGCTCTCAACATGGGGCAAGAGACCATCGTGGGGCAACTGCGACCCACTATGACTGATCGATACATCTCAGAAAAACAGCAGTGCGGGGCCAGTTTCGCAGCGGCATGGGAGGGCCTGTTTGGTACTCTGGAATACACAGCAGTGATAGAACAGCAACGCGGCACAGAGATCACTGTGGACTGGCAGGACGGTGCAGAAACTGTACACTCTGCCGCGGAAGTATGGCGGATGATCTTTGATTCTAACCAGCCTTGGATGCTTTCAGCCAATGGCACCATAATCACCTATGAAACAGAAGCCGTGATTCCGGGCTTGCTCAAACGCTGGTATGCTGAACGCAAAGAGATGCAGGCCAAGTTGAAAGAGTGCAACAACAAGGAAGATGAAGAGTACTGGGATAAGCGACAGTTAGTAAAGAAGATTAACTTGAATTCCTTGTACGGTGCCATCTTGAATCCTGGTTGCAGATTCTTTGACAAACGCATAGGACAATCAACCACGCTCACGGGTCGGGCCATCGCACGGCACATGGATGCATATGTGAACGAATGCATCACAGGCGAATATGACCACACCGGAGAGGCCATCATCTACGGTGACACAGACTCGTGTTATTTTTCGGCGTGGCCTGCGGTGCGTGATGATGTGGATGCTGGCCGCATGATCTGGTCAAAGGAAACAGCCGTGGCCTTGTATGATTCGATCGCCGATCAGGTCAATGAGAGTTTTCCAGGATTCATGGAGCAGGCATTCCACTGTCCCAGAGACATGGGATCAGTGATCCGCGGTGGTAGAGAACTAGTGGCCAGCCGTGGATTGTTCATTACCAAGAAACGCTATGCCGTGATGTACTACGACAAAGAAGGCAAGCGATACGACACCAATGGCAAGCCGGGCAAAGTCAAAGCCATGGGTCTTGATCTCAAACGAAGTGATACTCCTCGGGTGATACAGGATTTCCTCAGTGAACTCCTAAGTGATGTGTTGCAGGGTGGTGATCGCGACACAGTGATAGAAAAGATACGCGAGTTTAAATATGCATTTTCTGAGAGACCGGGCTGGGAAAAAGGCAGCCCCAAGCGTGTGAACAATCTCACTCAGTATACCAAGAAAGAAGAACGCGAAGGTCGGGCCAACATGCCAGGCCACGTGCGAGCGGCCATGAACTGGAACACCATGCGACGCATGAATGGCGACAACTACTCCATGCAGATCGTGGATGGCATGAAGACCATCGTGTGCAAACTCAAATCCAATGCTCTGGGCTGGACTTCAATAGGTTATCCCACAGACGAACTGCATCTGCCGCAGTGGTTCCGAGAATTACCGTTCGACGATGCCGAGATGGAAGCCACCGTGGTGGATCAGAAGATTGACAATCTTCTAGCAGTGCTGGCATGGGACTTATCATCTGCCACAAACACCGAAAACACTTTCCAATCCTTGTTTGAGTTTTGATATGAAACTCAGTGAACTGGTTGCTTACAGAGAATTGTTAGAAGAAATGCAAGACAATGTGGATCCTCACATCATCCGTGATGCTCTAGACCCTGTGATACACGTGGTATCATCTCACACCAATCAATTTCCCAGTGTATTGGCAGAACTGCAACAAACTAGGAATACTGCTCACCAGTCATTGGCCGAATTCATGGGTCAACTTGATGTGTTGATTGGCCGGGTAATGGATCAGATCACGGCATTGGAACCAGCGTATCTGGCCGCCAGCTATCGCTTGTACGAAGAGGGGTCTGCTTATGATTCCGTGGAACATATATTGGATCGTAGATTTGGTACCTCCGATCAGGTCACACAGTATATACAGAGTCGTGTACAGGCACACAGCCATTGGACTCATGCTGGCATGATCATACGCCCGGGTCGAGAATCCTGGATCGAACACATGGTGGCCTGCGATCCGTTGTATGTGATTGACACCCATCATGATCTGTTTGCCCCTACCAAACAAAAGTTTTCTGACCTGTATAGATCAAGATTACGATTTTCAGCCATTAAGGAAAGCAGCGAACACACCATGCTTGGCGATCTGCCTGACAATCAATTTGGATTCTGCCTAGCATATAATTTCTTCCATTACAAACCTTTTGAGATAATGCGTGGGTATCTCGGCGAGATATATGCCAAACTTCGTCCCGGTGGTGTGTTGGCTTTCACTTTCAACGACGGTGACCGCCGAGGAGCAGTTGATCTTGCCGAACGCAACATGAATTGTTATACTCCAGGGCGATTGGTAACAGGCATATGTGAAAATCTCGGCTTTGAAATCGAACAAAAGCATATCATAAGTGCCGCTGCCACCTGGATAGAACTACGCAAACCCGGTACTAAACCCAGCCTGCGGGGTGGACAAGCCTTGGCCGAATTAAAACCAAAATAGTTGCAAGATCTAAATAACCACTGTACAATAATCAAACATAGGAGAACACCATGAGAGACCACTTACTTGATTTAGTAGAACACACATTTGATCTTGGCTGTATAGACCTGGTCAAGATCACTGGCACTGCCAAAGAAACCCTGATCGCTGGTCTGGCCGAGGATCGATCGGTGGTGGTGGAAGGCCGATTCCTAGCACCGGTGCCAGAATTTATTGGAACATTTGGCATGCCCAACTTGAGCAAACTCAAGATTCTGCTGAACCTCGCAGAGTATCGGGAGAACGCCACCATTACAGTCACCCGCCAAGAACGCAACGGCGAACAGGCTGCAGTGGGACTAAACTTCAAGAATGCTGTGGGAGATTTCAAGAACGACTATCGCTTCATGACTTCTGAGATCGTGGCAGAGAAATTGAAAACAGTGAAATTCAAAGGTGCCAACTGGCACATCGAGTTTGAACCCACCATAGCCGGCATCCAGCGACTGAAGATGCAGGCCCAGGCCAATGCCGAAGAGCCCGTGTTCCAAGTCAAGACCGATGGCACGGATCTCAAGTTTTCGTTTGGTGATCATTCCACACACGCAGGAGAATTCGTGTTCCAACCCAGCATCACTGGTGCGTTAAAACATGCCTGGTCCTGGCCAGTGAAACAGGTCATATCCATCTTGGATCTTACCGGAGACAAGGTCATGCGTATCTCTGATGATGGTGCCACACAGATCACTGTGAATTCTGGCATCGCCGAATACAACTATATCTTGCCAGCACAACGTAAATAACAAGATGAAAATTGGTGTATTTGGGTGCAGTTGGTCTTTCCAAAGTTATCAGAAACTTCCTGATGGCAAGGAAACATCAGGTTCATACACTTTTCAACAAATGTTCTCGGATCATGGTATTGAATGTGTAAATTTGTCAAAGCCAGCAGGATCTAACAATGATATTTTGCATCGTTTGAGGACAACTCAAACACAGAGTTTCGATAAAATCATTATATTCCAAACAGACCCATTGAGAGATATATTTGATCGCCAGCAGATTAATTTTCAAACAATTGATAGAAAACTTTCCTCATGCCAGAATATTGATCAGATCAGTGAAGCACTGCTGTTAGAATTTTATCAAAAACTTTTGTCATGGAGTAATCGTATATTGTTGATTGGTGGGTTATCGAAAATTTGTCAGGAAATTTTACCCTCATCATTTTCGTTTGTGGACAGATCGTGGACTGAGCTAGTTTGCAGTGATTTTTCTGATTGTTATTATGAGTGGTATGAAATGACAGAAGCAGTTATTGATCAATATTCCATGCATCTTGATTGGATTGATGTAGATTCAATGAAATTCAAAGTCAAAAAAAACATTTATACCAAAAATAAACTGTGGCAAGACTCTAACAGTTTCAGTTGGTGTCATCCCGGTGATGGTGCCTATCAAACAATGTTTACACAACTGTGCAAACAATTACGTATCGGATGATGTTTTGGAAATTGTTCAAGATTATCTAACTCTCAAGCAGCAAGATTATGCCATATTCCTGCCAGCCATCTCCAGTTTCTATGCCAGTTACATAGGACGGCAGCGAAGCAGTACATATGTTGAACAGACTCGCATGCCCCCGGACATGCCTGACATGGAGCAGATGAACTGGTTGAATCCGCAGCAGGGACTGTTTCCTTATCGCTGGAGCCTATATTCAGCAGGCCATGCCAATCTAGATCTCAACAAGCCGGATCCCAAGGAAGACATGGTTCGTAATCGTGACCCCAATACTATCATGCTGGCAGACTCGGGGGGATTCCAGATCGCCAAGGGCGTGTGGCCCGGACGTTGGGCCGACTTCACGGACAAGAAGGCCGAAGCACAGCGAGAGAAAGTGCTAAAGTGGCAAATGGGCATAGCCACACATGGCATGACCATGGACATCCCTACTTGGACTTATCTTGATCCTGAAGCGTCGGTGTTGTGTGGCATCCACTCATACGATGATGCTGTGAATGCAACGAAATACAACAATGAATACTGGATGGCCAATCGTTGGGGTGACACAAAGATACTCAATGTGTTGCAGGGATCCAACCATGCCGAAGCCGATCACTGGTATGATCTTATGAAGCATTACTGTGATCCTGGCAAGTATAAAAATCATTTCAATGGTTGGGGCATGGGTGGCCAGAACATGTGTGATGTGCATCTGGTGCTCAAACGCTTGGTACATTTGATACACGATGGTTTGCTACAATCGGGTGTGCATGACTGGATGCATTTCTTGGGCACATCAAAACTAGAATGGGCTGTGCTGCTCACTGACATACAACGAGCTGTGCGTCGATACGCCAATCCCAACTTTACCATCAGTTTCGATTGTGCCAGTCCATTCCTGGCCACGGCCAATGGTCAGATCTATCACAGCATATACACTGACAATCGATCAAAATGGTCATATCAGATGAGCCCTACTGCTGATGACAAAAAGTATGCCACTGACACACGCTCGTTCCGTGATGCAGTGATAGCAGATGGCATCCATGATCAGTTTGAAGATAGTCCCATATCCCGGAGGCTGCAGATACGCGATGTCTGTGTGTACAAGCCCGGTGACCTAAACAAGATCGGCAAAGAAGGTCGTACTTCTTGGGATAGTTTCTCCTATGCCCTGATGATGGGACATAATGTTTGGATGCACATCGAAGCAGTACAACGAGCCAATCGACAGTACGATCAGGGCATGGCACCGGACATGATGGTACATCCTACCAATTCCGACTTTGATGCCCGCAAGATCATAGATCGGATATTTGCTGCAGGAGATCGTTCGAAATCCTTGGCCATCATCGATGATCATGCTAAAGTATGGGAAAGGATCGTGGGCACACGCGGTTTCACTGGTAAACGTGCCGTGAATGCCCATAGCATGTTCAACAGTTTATTTGACACCAATGATGATGTTGAACCCT